AAAATGCCCCCAGACTTTTTCTTACAGTTATTGTAATGATTTGTCTGGGTGGGAGGACTTTTAGATGTCAATAATAAAGTTCCTATCAAATTCCCAAGTATGAAAGAATTATTTAATGGAACAAATTGGGTACATTTAACAACCATAAAAAATGGCGACGCGTATGAGCGTGCTAGTTCGATGATGCAAGTACAGTTTGGACGGTTTAATAACGAACAACAGTGCCTTTTATTATTAGCTATTACTCATGGTCCTAACCCTTCTCCTTATGTAGTATCTTTTGGGTCTAAAAATAAAAGTGGCGTCGAACTAAAATTAGCTTATTATCGCAATAGTAACGACAATACAACGTCTATTTATATTAAAACAAATATAAAAAATGGTTCTTTAGGCAAAATATGGATAACCAAACATGTTTCTTTAAATATTACAAACGATGATTTATCAAGTATTGATACATTACCAGAAGGCGCAGTTGAAATAGAACCTTGATAATAGTAGGCTGTGAATAGCCTACTATTTTATTCTGTAATTTCTATAAGCCCGCTTGTATCTGTATTTTCTTGTGGCTCATTTAAAAATCTTTTATTCTCCAAACCATCCATAAAGGCAAATACTACTTGAGCAGTTATATAAGTTGGTTGTAACATATACAATGAAAGCATATTTCCTTCCTCCTTATAATAAAATTTACAGTTCCGTTGACCTGGCCCGATATTTTTTATACCATTATAAATACCTTCAGCTCTATTGATTATTGAGAATGTGTAGAACGATGTATCTCCTGCTGAATGTCTTTCCCATATCAACATTCCAAGAGGATTTATAGCAGATCTTTGCTTTTCCATTCTACCTATTTTGATTAAAGATTTATTAGATAGTAGTCCCCAATCAAATATAGGATAGTAAGAACGATATTTAGCTGGCATCAATCCTTTATTTGTACTTGTTGCTTCAGGGATAAGTTCTCCCACAACTGAAATTATCTCAGGATTTTGTATCGCGTCTTTTAAAGATTTTTTCTGTATCATAATCGTAAATTTTAAATTCAAATTAATAAACTGATATTTCTCTCGTAGTGGCAATATACCATGATCCGTCATCCCCTTTTGATACGATATATTCCTCCACATATCCAAGTCCAACTCCCCATTCAGTAAATGTTTGATAGCTGTCGTTAATCTTAGCACAGAATGAAGAAGTAGATTTAATTGCAGAGGGAGAATCATTTCTCGAAATAGACCTACCACGAATCCGGAATTGGAATCCATCTGGAACGTCGGATGTAGGTGGTATAACAATCGTATCAATCTTTCGATAATAAGCATCGGCAGATACGTCCAACAATGATCCCTTGCTGAAATCAATGGGATATTCTGTTACATGTGATACCGGTTCATTATTAACGATCCTCCACTCATATACCATATCCGATTTCATAATAATTCGGCCGTACTCGTCAAAACGAATACTCTTTCCACCAAGATGTCCGGTGCCTTTTAGGAAATCAAACAGAATCATCGGAATGAACTTATCCATTGATGGAGTAAAGTCTTTATAATCGGACGTAATATTCCCGTTAGCATCAAAACCATTCTGGCTAAACATATACTGGTCATAGAATATGGCCTGACCGATCTTTGCAAACTGAATCAGGGCAAGCTCAATCTCGATTGCATTGAAGTGTTCAAACGGAAGCCACGTTGCATTTTCTCCGTTTTTGGCATAATCCTCTGCCGGTGTCATGCCCTGCTCAGTCCCCAGCCATGTACCTACCTTGTTCATCACATACCTGACTGCATCCTGCGACGTGTTCGGCTGGAATACGACATAGGGAGCCACATTAGCCGAACACGTATAGCTAATGCTGGCAGAATAGATACCAGCCGGATATGGAAGTCTGGTCACTGGCTTAACACGGTAATTAACCTCTGTTTTCTTCTCTGCAATCATATCTATTCCTCCGTTGTTATTACTACTGCAACATTACCTGAAGCCTGCTCACACATAGCCTCCGTTACCGTACCTGTATAAGAAGAAACCTTAGCCGTATCCGGATTAAGAATGTTACCAGCGCTATCCGTGAACACGAAGAAGAACTTCATATCCTTGTATTTTGTTGTGCTACCTCTTTTGACAAGTATCGGTGTATAGACTACGGTACCACCGGAACCCTGCTCGATGGTTTCGTTCTCAGGATTTGGGTTGGGGAGTATATCGAACGGATCACTTGCATCTATGACCGTCTGAACATCCATGCCGATAAGGTTTCCATCTTGATATACTTCTACCTTAAATTGTCCGGTCGTATCGACCATATCATTATTAACAGATAATGTCTGCCCTGTCTGTCCGCCTATTGCAGACCACGTTCCGGACTGCAGGGAATACCATTTATATGTCAGGTTAGCCGTCAACTGATCACTGCCTATCCATGCTACAGCCTTCAGTATACAGGAATCACCCTTGTCGGTGAGTGTAAAGAACTTATTGTCGCCTGCCATAATGGTAACACGCTTACTATTTCCAACACCCACCGTAATCGGTATGTTATACACAGCCTGCACCTTGTCGGAGGTATTACCTACAGCAATAGTAGCTTCAGCCTTGATGTTACATGCTGCACCTCCGGATGCTTTGACAAGGTTTTTCTTGATCCTCAAAGCAAAGTAATTCTGTACACCAGCCGAATACGGCACACTTTGAAAGTGTCCGGTTTCCCCGTTAAAGTTATTCGTTGAAACCTTGTCGCTACCGAATGTCAATTCAGTGTCATTGAAGTACCATTTAACAGAGTTGGGAACGACCAGTCCGGCCGCAACCAATGACGATGTAATAATATAACTTAGCATGGGCGTTATCGTTGTAAAGTCTGGGGAAATATTAGTCGGACTACTTGCTGTACCCTGGTATTCCTGATACAAGTCTCCCATATTCGATTGCAAAAAGGGCATGTATACACTACCCTTGCGTAAGAACACAACCTGCCGTACTGCACTTGCCTCACTCATCGCCGCCTCCTTCCTGATCAGTTGTTGTTTCATCGTCTACTTCCGGAAGGACAGTAGGAGTATCTTCCGGGAACTCCGGCAAGATAGTAGGTTCGTCATCCTTGTATTCATCCGGAGTAGTTACTTCTGCCGGGTTCTCTGTACCGTCAGTTTCCAGACGAGCCGCCTGCGGAGTCAATGCAACGCCACCCACGCGAGTTGCTCTGTCAAATATTGTATCACCTTCAATCCGGTTCAAGTCAGCCTGCCACAACAGCACGTTACCATCCGCAGTCTTATTGCGTATTGCAGTAAGATTCATCTTATCTGCTACCTGTTTTGTCACTTTAATATAAAATGCCATAGTCGTATAGATTAATTGTTAATTCTGTCAAAAAGTACATTACCGTCAGCATCCTGCAATACAGAACCGTCCGTATCATCTACAAGTATAGCTTGCGGACCACGATCCTCGACCTCGACTTGCAGCATCATACCGGGAATGAATGTAATTGTAGGTTTGATGCCCTCAGCCTGCTTGCTGTAGCTCTGCGAATAAGGAGATTTTACATTCCACACAAACCGGAGCCATTCTTCCGGATTCGGGACAACACCCATTCCGTCGGTAACGAACGCTTCCAGCGTAACTTTCTCCGTTCCTCCGGCAACCTGCGTGGGTGCGCCTTTCCAGTCGACTTCCACTTCAGGTATGCGTCGCCGGATGGTGGTTGTTGCCGTGGGAGCATCGTCAGGAGGAGCAGCAGGTAAAATGCCATCTGCCGAATACCCCAGCTTGCAGACATAAGTTTGTTCATCACCGATATAATCCTGATTGATCGTAAGAGTATTGTGTTCTATTGCTTCAATTTCCCAGTCATTGTTACCGTTTCCATCAGTAATAGGTTCCAGACTACCTTCGTTCATGCGGAACCAGAAAAACTTGCATTTCTGCTTGTCTGAGGCTATGTCAGATTCACCGGCAAACACGGATGCGGTTATCTTACGTGTCAACGGATTGCGTAACGGATTCCACGCCACGGTTGCAGGACTGTCGAGCTTCAGAATTGGTGCCGGGAGTGTTGCCTCCGATACGGCAATGACCGTACTCATGCGGAATACATATACCTGATTGGTACGGGTATCGACATATTCTGCGTAAAATTCAAAAGCCAGCGATGAAGCAGCTGGAGGATTACGTTTTACCTTAATCTGTCCCTTAGAATCTCCCTCTGTGGTTATCTCGTAGTCGATATTTTCAGAACTAATCAATGTGCGCTGGGTTCCGATTATCTGATACCACTTCATGTTAGTAAGGGATGCGTTCACTGAACCACTCTTAATATACGAATTAGGATCGGTAGCGTTACATCGCGGGAACAGTACCAGAGGTGTAAGATAATAATCAGGTGTATATTCCTTAGTGTCCGCACTGTATACCTGTCGTGCCGGAACACTACCAACAACCTCTATACTTCCACTAATCTGGAGAGGTGTGTAGTTGACATCCAATCTTTTTGTTTTACTTTTTATTCCCATATTATAGCACGATAATTTGTATCAGATTATATTCTGAAAATCCATATACTTCCCCAATTTTTTCGGCAATATCAGAATCACTTAAAAAGGTCTCACCTGATACACCTCGAACATATTCCTTTCCGTTAGATTCGAAAATGACAAGATATAAGCTATTTAAAAAGCTCCTTATAACATTACCGTTAGCATCTGTTCTTATTGTATTTTTACAAATTCTTTCCACCATATCATAATGATTTAGAATGTTATTGTTTGTTCTGCTATTTCTGTCTGCTGACCGTCACGAAGTAAAGCCGTAGCCTTGAATGAACATACCATTTTAGTCCTTCCAAATTCAGCTTCCAAATCGTCCGGTGTTAGTGTAAGAGTCTTACCTGCATCAGCTCTCTTGATCGCCCAAGCATTATCCTCAGATACGTTGCCCGTGTCACGTGTCCAGGTTACATCCGTATTAAGTATGCTGTCTGTCACGTCACGGTTGTAAAGTTGTCCGGTTACGGTTAAAGTCGTAAATACTACTTCTTCCTGAAGCTGACTCCCGTCAAACTGCCAACCGTTTTCGCTTTCAATGTCAATAGTAAATGCCGGATTCCCCTCAATCATCGCCCAGCCGGTGCTGGCATAGCGAGGTTCGTCAGTCGTCCCTGTGACAAGGCATTTCCAACGACAGCCGTAATGCCAGACAGTATCTACCGTTTCTTTTCCAGCCGTATAAGGAGTATCACTCTGAGCTACCTCCAATGACCAAAAGCCACGGTCATTGAGTTGTACGACAACTACACCTTGATAGTCTATTCGCATAAGGTCCTGTATGGCAATACCACGACAGTATACATACGACTGGAGATAATTAATCGGAAGATTGTCAAAGAGGGACAAGCGTTTCAGCTTACCGATTATGATGCTGTAGTTAGATTCCTCGAGTATAGGTTTCGTTACACCGTCCAGCATACAGATACAGCCTTCGTACGATGATATGTACCAGAATCCTTGTCTCTCTTCGTCTACGGCATTTCCACGACGGGTAATCACCATACCAGCAGCGGGTTCATAGTTTTTCCCTCCAGGAACCTCTTCATCAGGATAAAGAACCACATTAATCTTATTCTCTGCCTGCATGACACTTAGGACACGGAACCAGCTATCATAATATTCGCCTGTTGAGTTAAGATTATTCACAGAGCCGTAACTTACGTCCTGAGCTTTGAATGCGGTTATATCATTATCCCAGCGACGTCGGAGATACAGGTCATACGTACCGTCCGACAGAAGTTCAAACCGTTCGATAGTTCCCGCCTCAGAGTAAGTGACATTGCCTTCCTGAGAGAACCACCGATTGTAGATAAGTTCCTTCACAATCATTGCACCACGCACCTCCAGTCTCTCGAACTGACCGCGGCCATCCGGGAATATCCCGGCACCCTTACCGGCAATCATTGAATCGATAAACTCACCGAACTTCAGCAGAAAACTGGTTCCGTCCGACTGGTCCTTACGAAGGAACATTTTTAATGCCCGTAGTGCAGAAAACGTATTACTATCACTTGGAGCAGTTGAATCGTTTACTTTGATAAGATATACGCCGCCTTTTCCAAAATATGTTTGTCCCTTGTAGGTTAAGGACTCGACATCACTTTCAATTTCACCGATGCGAGAGTAAGGCATACTTTCCCCAATCGTGTAAACTGGAGAATCCCACGGAATATCAAGATTCATTTCCCATCCCAAGACACGTGAAATGCGTCCATTTTCAAAATATGTATCATCTACGAGATTGATACGTTGACCAAATTCGAAAGTTCGTGAAATCAAATCCTCTTTAACCCATGAGCTTCTTAGGGTAGTCGGATAGGTACCGTCATCCTTTTTTACCTTATCGGCGTACTTCTGCGCCTTTCCCTTCAGTTCCTGCTCGGCTTCTGGAATATACTGGTCGGACACCAATTGGATATCAAAACCTGAAAGAATATATTCATCGTCGTTGGCAGGATACATCATATCATCCGGTAATGGTCGGCCATAATCTTCATTGCGGACAATCTCCCAAAGTTGATCTCCACGGGTCTCGTCCTTCGGAGTGGGGTTGAAGATGACGCCGAACTCCATGCCGTTCAGCTTTCCGGACTGGAATCTGATTTTCAGTTCTTGGCCTTCGATGATATACTCCTCTTTGAACTCAAGCCCGGTGTCCTTGTATCGGTAGTAAGTTACGGTATCTTTTGTCCCGTCCTCGTTCTCCACTTCTTCGGTACGGGTATGTACATCGGAGAGAGTGCCCACACGACGGGGATAAACACCGTCGAAAACAACCACGTCCTCGATGGCTTCTTCCTGCGACATACCTTCGTATGCGTCGATATAGGGAGTATCGGCAGGAAGCATCAGACGTTTCTGTACCACACCGTTCACTACGGCCTGCTCGTCGGTCGGACGGTAGTTTGTGGGGATATTCTTTGTTGAACCGAACGCATAGATTCGGGTGGCATAGGTTCCCTGGCTCTCGCTGCGGGTGACAGAGGACGCTTCCACGTCACGCTCGATTTTAACGGGGTCGCCGAACTCACAACGCCCGAAGTGAATCACGTTGTCCGTTATCCAGCAATCACAGTTCCACTTGTCCTCCCCTGCCATAGAAAACAAGGCATCCAACAGATTCATGTTGTCATAGGTCATCGCCACGGCCTTGTTCTCAACGGTCGAATCTATGCTGAACGTGAAGTCTGTCCCTCTATAGGTATATCCCAATGCCTTGAGGTTACGAAGGAATACTCCCAATTGTACATCAAGTGCAGCAGTGAGTGACCATGACGCTTCGCTTCCTGCATGTTCAGGAGTATATTTGAATATCTTGTTCTTCCACTTCCAGTAATAAGCATCCAGCCTTAATTTATAATCATATCCTCCAGTTGAAGAGTTATAGGTAGGCTTTTGAAGGTCAACAATCTCATAGATTTTTGCCAGCTTGCCACCCAGAGAGTCGTCCAATACTCCGGCCAAATCCACGTAATCGCCCAGTTTGAACGGGATGGGAGAGGGCGCCGAGAAGGGGAGTATGATGTAGTCCTCTTTCATCAGTGTAAACTTTCCCTTGGCCCCCTTGTTGATTGGGGTGGTAAATCTTAATTGGTCAGATATGTCTTTGATTTCAATCATATCCCCAAAGTTCAGAAATAGAAAATGGAAGCCCGAATAATCAGGACTTCCATTTGAAACAATAAAGGGAATGTTTGTTATTCGTTTCTGTCCATCGGATTCGGTTCCTCGAACTTGCTCGAAATCTTACCAAAACAGCGGTCTAAACTCAACCCGTATGAAACACTTTTCCCCAAGTAAACCAGCTTGTAAACCTCATTTCCGAGTACCGGTACCTTGATATTTACTGCTCCTTTCTCCATCTCTGTCTGAAAGGCTTTCTTCTTGCTTCGGTAATCACTTTCCGAACTGCCTTCAATGGTGAACTGAAGAGTGATTTCGCGCGAATCCACTTTTGCGTTGTCTGTTATCACACGTTTGCCATGTTCCAATCGGCTTTCGTTCTCAATGTAGTCTTTCATCTCATTGAATCCGTCGATTGCATCGAGAAAACCGTCGCCCATTCGGACACCCCATGTGCCCCATGCATCTTTCCCATTGATAAATAAATCTCCTGTCATAGTCTTGCTGTATTATGTTTCACCTCGGCGATGTCAGCCTGCATTTGTTTGATTGGTTTGACAATTTCTCCCGTGTTCTCTCTGATTTGCTGCAACTCCAGATAGGAATTGGCCAGAATGGTACGTGTCTCGTCGGCGATGTTGTACAGACCAGTTACTTGTGCTGTTAAGGCACTAATGGAACCTCGCAGTTCTGTAATGGCCACGGTCTGCTGTTGCTCTGCTGTCTCAATGCGAAGATTTGACTCATACACGGCAGTAAACCGCCCGCTCAGTTCCCCGGCATCCTCGTGCGTCATTTCCGTACCGAATCCGCGGCTGGAGGCCGACTGTTGCTCGGAAGAAGAACCTTCCCATCCCATAGCCTGCATGATGGCGTTACGCTCAGCTAATGCATCACTGACCATCTGGTCCCATTGTGATTTGAGATTGCTTTGTTCGAAGCTGGACAAAGTACCGTCCGTCATCGAGTTTGAAAAGTTCTTGTACCATTCTTTCAAGCGGTTTGCATAGGTATCTGACATCATGCTTTCCACCACAGCCTGCTGCATCATCTTCTCAAAATCTTCTGCAAAGTCCTCTGCATCTGATTCCATATCAATAAGTTTGTCTTTGAACTCATCCCGTACACTGTCGAACGAGGTGTCGGTCAGTTTTTCGCGGTAAGTGTCCTCCAGGTCATCAAGCTGTTTCCAGTATTCGATGTAGCTGTCCATATACTGCGAAGCATTCTGATATCCATCGTCGGCGTATTGCTTGATTTTTGAGTAGAGGTCGGTGGCGTTGTTTGCCACGTTGTACATCTGCTCACTGGTCAGATTCCAGAAATCACCGGCATTTTTAACTGATACCCCTGCTGCCTCACTGACACGTTTCCAGTCCTCGGCAGACATAGCGTCGTTGATTTTCTTGTTGCTGGAGTGGGTACCACCTATTCCTAAGAAACCATTGCTGTATGCGGCGGCGGAACGTTGCATCATCTCTTTTGTATTAGCCATCTGCTCCTCGATATTCTTCTTCTGCTGCTCGTAAAGTCCAGTTGCATCTGCAACAGCACTTTCGTCCATCTTCTCAGCCAGATTATCGAGAGAGGCTTTCAAATCTTGATTGGATATTGTCAGTTTTTCCAAATCGTATTTCAAATAAGGGTCACTTTCCTTATTTCCGATAAGTCCAAAGGTCAATGTGTCCCATATTCCCCCAACGGCCCTAAAAACACTACCAAAAAGATTGTCAACAAACCCATCAAGCCCCTGCGTTCCGATGGCATCTAAAAGAGAAAATGCGGCTCCAATGATTCCACCAATCTTACTTCCTGCTTCTGTAAAAACATCAACAACATCACTGGCCAGACTTCCGATTTCAGAAAGGGACATCTCTGAGTTTGAACCAAGCTGGGTAATTACATTCGACAAAGCGATAAGGTTGCTTGTTGTTTTGTCCGTTGACTTCTGCACATTGACCTGAGCGTTCTGCTGTCTTTTCTGGGCATCATTCAGTTTCTTCGTGGCAGCTTCCTTCTGTGCATCTGTTCCGCTTCTCATGGCTTCGTTGTATTCCTCCTGGGCTTGTAACAGTTCTTCCTGTGCCTTGGCAAGTTCGCTTAACTGTTCGGGTAAATCGGCCAGCAATCCGCCTTTGTCAATAAGGGTTGATTGAATGTTGTTCAACGCCTCGTCAACGACCTTCTTCTGGTCAACAGCCATATTCTTATACTCATCCGAGTTCTTAAAATCTCTAAGCTGCTGCTTTACTTTGTTCAAGGACTCTTTAGATACCTTATCCAAGTCACCGAAGACAAGTTCCCAGTTGATACCTTGCTTCAGTTTTTCAAGATCAAGGGAGGAAAGAGCCTTCTCCATTTCTTTCTGGAGTATGTCCTTGTCTCCCTGAGTAGTGGCCTCTGATATTTTACGGGTGTACTCATCGGTGATTGCCTGTCTTTTTTGCATGAACGTTCCGTAGTTTTTCAGGTAGCGTTCGTTAGCTTCAATAGCAGCCTGATTCTCAGTGTCTGTAATTGCGGCTAGACCTTTTTCACGTGATTGCATGGCATTTGACGCACGATTTCCCAATACATCCCGCTGTTCAGACGTAAGCTTTCCACCTTGTGCATCTTCCCATTTTTTACGTTGCTTCTTAATTTCGTCGATTTCTTTCTGGTAATCCAGCTCAATCTGTCTACGCTTCTTTTCAGCTCCATCTTCCATCAGGTTGATTTCGTTCTGCTGATTGGTTCTACGAATCTGAAGGAGTTCTTCTGCAAGCTGTTGCTGCTCTTTCTTTTGTTGATCGGCTTCCTTTTGGGCGTCTTTTATAGGTTTATCGGAGGTAACACCACCAAGATTCTTGTACGACTTTTCGGTGGTTTCCACCCGTTTCTTGGCTTTCTCGTATTGTTCGGAAGTGAATTTATCCTTTTCAGCTTCAATCTTTTCCAATTCTTTCTTTGCTTCCTCCCAGTCCTTGCGCGCTTGCTCATAATCCTCTGCATAGGTTTTCGGAGCTTCCTCTTTAACGGAAAGTTCTCTGTTTACATCTGTCAGTACCTCTTTGACCCATTTGGCACGTTCCTTCTGTAGTGATTCAAGCTGTTCACGATATTTCTTTACACTTCCCCAATCTGAATTGGCCTTTGCTGTATTAAGGTTGTTTTGCGTAACTGCTATTTGGGCGTCAATGTTTTCAACCATCCTTTGTTTGGATTCTCGGCTTGATACGGATGCTTGGTCGTTGTATTCCTTCCATAACTCTATCAGGTCGGTTATATGCCCTTTTTCGTCAACATATTTTTTGAAAATGTCAGGATATTCACTTTTCAGCTTATTTAAAGCATCCGCTCTCGCTACGGTTGCAGTAGTTTCGTCATTGATGGTGCTTATAAGGCTTTCAAGGCTCTTTTTGCGTTCTTCTTCCTTATTTTTCATTTCGGACGATTTTTGGCAGAACCTTTCCTGAGCCTTTTCAGCCGCTGTAGTACTGTCAGACAATGCCCACATGGTTGCCACCAGTCCGGTAATCACCGTAGCTACTGCCACATACGGATTGGTCAGCATGGCTGCGTTAAGCAATAATTGAGCCTTCCGGGCAATAATCCTCGCATTTGTCAAAGCTACTTCTGCGATGGTGTGTTTGCTTGTGGCAATAGTGGCCAACATGACAGCCGTTCGATATGCTCCGTAAGTAGCCACAAGACCTACCAACACTTTCCCTACCGTTTCATAGTTTTGTATTAGCGTGGTTGTAAGCTGTATTCCTTTCATGATTACACCCTCAGATGCTTGTCCCATCTCGTTAAAAGCATTGTCCAAGGCATCCTGCATCATGGATAGCTGTCCGTTGATGGTCTTGGATGCGTTTTCAGACATCTGATAGAACTTGCCTCCTGCGCTGGTGGCATCAATGAATGCCTGCTGCACCATCTCTGCGGAAACGGCTCCTTTTGACATTTCGTCTTTCAGTGTTGAGATGGATTTTCCTGTCTTTTCGGAGATGATTTGCAGGGGGTTGAATCCGGCATTTATCATCTGGTTAAGGTCGCTTCCCATGAGCTTGCCTGCGGCAGACATTTGGGAGAATGCCAATGTAAGCGATTTGAATTTAACACTGTCTCCCATTGATATATCGCTCAACGCCTGAAGGTATCGTACCGTGTCTTCCGCCTGGATGTTGAAGCCGAGCATCATCTTTTCGGCATCGACCATATCTGTAAGAGTGAGCGGAGAAATCTTGGCCATTTCTTTCAGTTGAGCCATCAGTCCGGAGGCTACATCTTTCCCCACCATAGTTTCAATAGCCGTCTGCATGGACTGGAACTCTCCACGGACACGGACAATCTGTGAAGCCAATGATTTCAATGCCGTAGCTCCTCCGATTACACCAAGCATCTTTCCCCACGACATGGAAAGCCCGTTGTTGATTTCTACCGTATCGCCTGCCTCTTTCTTATAGAGAGAATACTCATCCCTGAGTTTTTTCACCGAAAGCCGAGCTTCAGCTTGTTGCTGCGTTAATCCAAACAATGCCGCTTTCTCTTCATCGAGTGCCTTGCGGGCAGCGTTGTATTCTGCCAGCTTGCCGGATGCTCCGATAGGATTATTCTTCAAAGCCGTGCGATAAGCGTCTCCAAGACGTTTCACATCAAACTCTATATCTTTGATGACGGCGCGTTGGGCAATAATCTTTTCAGACAATCCGTTCACCGTCTGGGAAGCATCATAGATTTTCTTCTTGAAGCCATTTTCCATTACGGCTCCAGCCTTGGCCGCCTCAGTCACCAGCCCCATCATCTGTTGGCGAGCAGACGCCAGTTGGGTTTCCAAAGCCTTGGCGGCTGCGGGGGATTTGTTCACGTCCATCTTTTTGAGTTGGGATTCCAGCTTCTCACATTCCTGTCTCAAACGAATAACTTCGTCATAGTCTGAACTGACTTTAAAGTATAGTGTAGCCATATCTATTTCTTGTTTCTTCTTCTGCGCGAAGCCATGTCCTTACCCTTCACCTTTGTAACCTTCGTCCCTGTAACGGTATGGAGCTTGTCACGCTGCATTAATACTAAGTTTCTGTATGGTATCTCGTAGACCACCTCCCGGTATGACAGATGCAGATTTTCCATGAACGACGCTATCTGCCCCAAGAGAGTATCATTTCCTACAACCTCGGTTTCGCTGCCAGCAGACTTACGTTCTTCGCCAAGCTGACAGCTTTCAGAAAAACCTTTGAGTCAATCATGGACAATGCTTCCTCCAAAGCGTTCACGTTCTCTTCGTATGTTCCATTGGCTAACTCCTCACTCAAACTCTCATCACCTGTAATCAACCACGATAATGCCTTACTATACGCTCTACTCTCTCCTAAAGAGAACAGAACTTCTTTCAGATTGTCCGCTTCTTGTACTCCAGACAAATGAGAGATTGCACCTGATAAATTGTTAACAGTAGGAGGATAAACAGTATATGCTTTCCCATTAACAAATACTGTTCTAAAGTCACTGCCAATAATAGATTCTGATATAATTTTTGCTCCTTGATTCATAACTAAAAGAAAAAGGGTGAAGCCGAAGCCCCACCCATTAAACATCCTGAAAACTAACCGCCACTTTCTTGAGCGAGAGTTATTTTCTTCTCAACGGTCTTGAAAGCATCAGACAGGGAGGTAGGTATACTTCCTGACTGTGTGGTATAGCCTGCCTTTGATACTTCATAGGAAACGGATATTCCAGATTTCACCCTCTTGGTCTTGACCGTTTGCCCGTCCAGCTTTACTGTTGCATCTGAAGGCGTTGCTACGACCTTTACATCAGTTCATGCCTCTTTAACTTCTTCGGAATCGAACCAATACTCCGGCGCAACTGCCGAATTTTTCGGCTCTAACTCCACAGCACTTACAGGAAGGCCAATAGCCTTGTCCGTAGTTGCTTCACGGGCACCGATGTCGGCACGAGGAATGACACAATACTGATCGTCTTCAGTCTGGGCTACAATCAACTTTTCGATGTTCACCTTACCTCTCGCACGCTTCCAACCCTTGTCGGTGTTGATGACGTCGCCGCCCATAAGGTCTTTCTTGGTCGGATAATCGTACTCGCCAATGGTAAAGTTAACGGTCACATCGCCCATCTCCTTGTCGCTGCGATAGGTCTGGTTCGTGAGCTGGTTCTTGTAGTTAGTACGGCTTGCTTCAGCTTCTTCAAGCGTCCAAGTATCCTGATGGATATTCTTTACCTCTTTCAATGTTTCACCCTGCAAAAGAGTGTACAAAGCTTGGCCGGTCAAATCGGCTGTAATAGCACTTGTTTCGCCATACCAAAGTTTCTTGATATTCACGGCTGTGATTTTCTTTGCTTCTGCCATATTATTTCACATTTAAAACTTCAAACAAAATTCTTACATTCACATAATGACACTTTAAGGATGTGTCCTCCTCTGTTCCGATTGATTCGATGGAATAATGATAGGTAGTATCGTCATAACGCCCGGTCACTCCGTCAAACAATTCTTGCGCCTGTTTCTCCAACTCGTTCAGACGGATGGTGTTGGCTTCTCCTTCCTTCAGGTCAGGAACGCAAAGATTCACCTCGACGAAGGATTTCTTCCAGTACGTGCCCGGCTGCTGTTTTTTAGCGTGAATGACAATCCTTTCTGATTTCAATTCGCCAGTCAGCTTCTTTCCGTGAGGAACAATAGATATGCCAAAAGGCTGGCAGTCACGGTAGAGTATGTTCGCTATGTCGGTGGTCACTATCATTTGATTTCCTCCTTCAATCGTTTCTCAGCAAATAGGGCTGCACCAGTCAGGACTTCGTATCCTTTAGATTCCACGAACGAAGCGTATTCCGCCTCATTCCTCAATTCCAGGCCATCATCCTGAACTGAATACTTATTTGACTTACGGAGCGTTCCGGTCCGGTTCTGGTAACTGCCGTTCTTCACAGCGTAATCGACAGCTTCCTTTCCGACCTTATCCTCAACGGCTTTCACTTCGGCATAACCTTGCTCGAAAAAGTTATCCACGTCCGAAAAATCAAACTTTACTTTGCTCATAATTTCAACCCGTCAGCTGTTGGTTCAATCTTATCGCCTGTTGATGGGTCCTTACTTGAGGGATAGGGATTCGTTTCATTTAACCGCTTCAAATCCATTCCCAGCCACATGACACCTTCCTGCAATTTGGTAATTGCAAGGCTCCTTTCCCTGCTTGGTGGAAGACTTCTAATCGCCTGAATCTTCTCATCAATTTCTTTTCTCAGTTGCTTATTAGCAACAACTTCTTCTGCTCTTGTCATATCCATATCTCTGAGTAACCAAAATAATTTGTTTTCTTAACCATGTAAACTTTGCCAGTTCCCCGGATATTCTCACCATCCATACATCTGACTTCATCACCAGCCTTCAGGGAGATTCTTTTCTCGCAAACAACATGGAAATTCGGTCGGTACACCTCGCCGTTCCCCGAAGTAAACTCCTTGGTCGAGTTGTCATCACAACGGCACTTGCATACGTCCTTCCAGCTTTCTCCACCGGTACCAGGGATAGGCCGTCCAAACTCGTCTTCTTCCAATGGAGTTGTAATCTTTACCTGTAATGTATGTGGTGCGAATATCATAGGAATCTAACTTTAGGTTTATCTGACAGCGTGTCTTCAAGACCGTACTTCTTACACAAGAACGAGTAGTATTCCTTCAAGCCTTTGGTGTCCCAGGACATAGAGAAACCGTTCTCGCTAATGGAAATAGCTCTAAGTAATAGAGAGGGGATGAACTTTGCCATAGCCACCGACACAAGCCCGATGTTTGACGGGCCCATCTCATCCTCTCCGCTTATTCCTGAAGACAGACTTATCTCCAAAAGGTCAGCCTCCGACAAGTTGATGCCGAAGGTCTGAAACTTCTGTGATATATAGTCTTTTACTATCATGCGTTCATGGTGGTCAAATCGAAGTTCACAATAAGGTTCGGGTTCGTAATCTGAGGAATCCACTCTGCAGTGTATTCCAGATAACGGCCATTCTTGTCCTTGTAACCGGAAATAAGCATATCACCGTCTGCTTGAGTGTAGTTACGTCCCGGCACGCCGTCCACTGCTTCGTACGGAGTGTGGAAACGCATATAACCGACCTTATCCTGCGGAAGCAAGGTGATACGGTCGTCGGTGTAAATCTGTACGTTCTTTCCGGTCTGGTCTTTTACGTAATCTTCCTTGATTTCAATGGCCGGAAGCCCGATGCCAGTGAACACTTGGGAAGCCAGTTGAGAGGTAATCAACCCGGTTGAAAGATACATCTCATTTCCTGTAAGCTGCATCTTGAACTTGTCACCAAACTCAGCCGATCCGATGATATTCTTTACGAAAGTTCCACGAGACATGATCATTTTCTGGAAATTACCATAGTCCGCTTTCAGTGCATTAATCTGCTGTTGCAAATAGGTGATGAAGTTCGTCTTCGCACCAGTATCAGGCTTAATGAACTTGAATGGCAATTCAATGTTAAGCAGATCAATACCTCCGGCATTGTCGTCCTTGTTCTTGACTGTTGCTTCTCCGGTCATCAGAAGTGAACCTACGATAATATCCATGCGCTTGTGCGCTGCTAAAAGTACCTGGCGGTAATCGTCGTAGATGAAGTTCACAATTTCCTGCATGGCTGCTACCTGGTCGGCAGGTTTAGCTGCATTGAACTTGTCAATCAAGTCCTGAAGCTCAGACAAGCGGTCAATGGAAATTTGGTAAGCATCGCCAAGATAAGCGATTTCACCATATCCTGAGCCGATATTCCGGCGTTCACGGATAGGCTTCTCGCCGTATCGTGAGTTAATGGAACCAGCCATCACACCAGTAACCTGACCGATGTAGTCCTTGAACACACGGGTAGTCGTTCTACGGAAATCGAGGTACTGCTGCCAGTAGATAGTATCCTTACGTGTCTGAAGGACGCGCTGGATAACAGCATTTACGATGTTGGGGTCGTTAAACAGAGTATAAATAGTTAGCATCATATATTAGTCCTCCTTTCTTTATTTGCTTGCGATAATACCAGCTGCTCTTAATGATGCGAGAAGAGCGTTGATTTTATCCTTCTCATCACCACCTGCTGCATCATCAACTTTTGCACCCTGCTTTACCAGTCCCAAGGTGCTTGCACTTGCAGCATTGTACGTCGTGTTGTTGTCTGTCCAAGGAACTTCCACATAAGCCTTATTGCCTTCAACCGCAACCGGATATTTCTTCCCGGTTTGAGCAAATCCAAGCTGGATCCCACCCAATGCAGAAGGTGAAGCTACAGGAAGTGTGTAGTTATTGGCGTTGGCTGTGATACCGTCCAGCTTCTTCTTGTCCGCTGCGCTCATCAATCCGCTTGCAGATTGCGTAGCTTCAGTGTAAACCGTTCCTTTTGAAGTTTGCTTTACATCGGGAGCGTTGAACTGGAAATGCGGCATGTTGGCCTTGTCAATGTCAGAGAAAGGCATAACCAATTTGGTAGGTTCAATCTCAAATGCTCTCATCAGAAGGGCAACCAGTACGACACCATCCTCTACCTGCTTTCTTTCATACAAAGCCGAGTTTGCAATAACTTTTGGAGTTGTGCCGTTTACTGCTGTAGCTTCATAGAGTACAGTACCAGCTTCCAAAGTATCACCAAAGTCTGCTGCTAACGTCAACTTGTCGAAAGCCTCATCTGATTTGTCGATGGAGTTGATGGTTGCTCCATGTGCACCGTTTCCAAGATGCATACCCACATAAGCCAAAGAGTTTTTCTTGATTTTCAATGTGGTGTTGGAACCGGTTGTAAATTTCTCATAGACTTCCACACGGATAGCCACCTGAGCGGTTTTCTTTACAAGGTCGGCGGCAATCGGCGTGAAGGATGGAAGGAACGAACCAGCTACAAGGTTGGTCGTGTCCAGCTTGTAAGGCCCTCTGCGTCTTACTCCGGTAGAAACGTCATAGCGTTCCTCGATGGACGGTTCAGGCTCAATGTTGTACTTAAATCCTGCTGACATAAATTACTTGTTTTGTTGTTCGACAATAGATTTTGTGTCCGCCTCAATCATTTTAGCGAACTCACTCGCCTCCTTCTCCTGCTTCTGTTCGGCAGTTTCAGGAGCTTTGGAGAACTGAAAACCGTTGTTAGACATATCCTGTTTCATGTCCTTGAAATAAGTATCCAAGTCCGTGTTCTCAGGAATGTTGCGGTCTTTCAGCATAAATTCGGGAATACCGTACTTCTTAGCCACCGCCGAGATTTGAGAATTACGCTGCGCCTGCGCTTTCTCTGCTTCGTAAACAGACAGCTTTTCAGAAAGAGTCTTGTTGGAATCAATCAAAGCCTGGGCCCATTCAGGGACCTCGTCCTTTTTCTCATCCTTCTTTTCGTCTTTCTTTTCTTCCGGATTCTCGATCGGCTTACCGTCTTTAAGGTTATGCTTCTTCTCGTAGTTTGCAACTGCTGTGATTCGAGCATCCCCGGCACGGAAATCGCCGTATGAAGTCAACACGTCCTGAAATGAGATACCCTCCACGATGGAGTTTACCTTCGTCTCGTCCGTTACACCCTCAGCCTTCTTTGTGGCAATTCGGGTAAGTGTGGCAGTATCTGCCCCAGCGAATTTCTGTTGCAGTCCTGCCAAAATTTGTTCAAAGATTGTCATACCGTATGAGTTTGATTGATAATTTCATACGGTAAATTTACTTATAGAAAAAAGGAAGAGAAAATTTTAAGGCTAACGATACGAAACAATTCAATGAATGTTCGTTTTTAGGGGAAAAATAGCGGCACCTCGAAAGATACCGCTACTCAATTCGTCAATATTTTAGATTTTCATCCGTATCCTTTGTATAAATCCCGTAATTTTTCTGATTGAATTGTTCTATTCTTCAGATTTTCTGCTGGAACTTTTGATAGAGGAAAGCTTTCTCTGTTTCTCAATGTCGTTCTTCTGCTTCTCTGACTGCTCTTCCTTGATGGCTTCAATCTCGTCCATGACAGAATCCACGTTCCCTACAAAGGTGATGGCTCGTTTCTGTGACCAGATTTCTCCGTCTTTAGCTTTGATGGCTGTGTCTATCTTGTCTTTGAGGTCCTCCAACTTGTACGGCTGCATCTGAACATCTATATCAATGGTCTCGGAGACTGTTTCAAGAGTGGAATTAACGGTACCCAACGCGGAAACAAGGAAATTCACCCGTCGTTGCATAAACTCTCCGACAGTCTCGTTCAGATTTTCTACGTTAAGATGAGTAGACATAAACACATAGTCGAAAGTAACACCGGAAACGGCATTACCGGTACCTTTCAAAGCGTCAAAGGAAATGCGCGGTGTATTAGTCAGTCCGTATATCTGACTTAGTAGCGTTTCCACCTCGAACTTTACGGTATCGGGCACCTGAGACCAGGTAAGGTACTGGGCATTTGCTCCCTGGCCGGTGAGTTCCACTACCCTATTCTTAAACTCGCCTGAGAAGTTCTGCACATCGCCGAACAGCATGAGAATCGGGAAGAAGTGGTAGTCGATACAATCCGCATAACTTGATAGGAGTTTTTCCAGTCTTACGCGGAGACTCTTTATCTTTTCACAGTATGCTTCCGGACGGTACATATAAATCACCGGCATCTTCTTGAATCCATGCGCGAATGAACCTTTGTCGGTCCAGTTGCTTGTCAGCTCCCACTGGTAAACCATATCCTTGGTAATGGTCATAAAGCAGGTGATCTCTACATCGTCCAGGTCTTTCTTTTTGTATTCGCGGGAAAGAGCTACCAAATCACCCTGATCATTGAAGAACGGATAGAGCTTGTCTCCACGGAACGGGGACCAGATGGCACTCTTTAGGCGATATTCAGGTTTGGACTTCCCGAAAATGTCGGCAATCTTGCGCTTGAGTTTAGCCCAGAAACCATCATCCCTAACCACATACCAGTATTCGGCCACTTCCTGCTCGGACAACCATGCCCGAACAACTTTCTTGTTTTGGTATTTCAATTTGTTCTTCTTGAACACCTGTTTCAAAGCAGAGAGAAGTGTTTCTTCCGATTGGTCCGGCTGACAATCAAGGGCCGGCTCCGTTCCCACGGTGAAGGCCGTCTGAATATTCACAATGTCCTGCTCGATAGGAAGCGCAATCCGGTTCGGATCAACTTCCTTCTTTACCGCTGGCTCAACATATTCTTTTCCGGTTGTCGGATCCGCAATCCGTTTCTCAGGTTGAGTTGTGATTTTGATTTTCGGATATTTCTTCTCATCTATCACTATCTCATGCCTGTTTGGATTCCAATCATTATAGAGAGCATGGGCGTTTGGCAACATCGTCTTTCGGCCCTTTTTCAGATAGTAGATTTTCCTCTCTATCTCCGGTATTGCTAAAATTTCTTCTAATGTTCTCATATTCTAAAATTTAATGTCCAAATATTCCTGATACATCTTTCGGTTTCATAATCCTGCCTAGCAGCTCTCCCAACACATAGTAACGTGCAGCATCAATGCCGTGGTTATCGTGGTCTTCCGGCTCGTTGATGTAGTTTCCATCTTTATCCTTTGCCCAGACATAATTCCTATGCTCCCTCTGCAGGTTGTAAGAGCGTCTGGTAATGTACATCTCCATTCCCTGCATCTTGTCAATACCCGCATTGACAGAACCTTGCCCTTTCTCTACAGGATAAATCTTGATACCTCCGTTGTGGATTTCCTGAATGAGCCGTGGGTCCGCACTGTCGGCAATCACTTTCAGATTCCAAGGCCGCAAGACTTTTATGATGTCGCCGGAAAGCATTCCGGTTCTATAATCCACCTCGTCCATATACAACGCATTGTCTACAATTCCACATCGAATAATTGCTGTGGGATCATTGGTATAACCAAAATCCAGCCCGATAGCCACCTTCTTGCACCACGTAGGGAACTCATCCACGATGCCCCATTTCTTGAACACGGCACCTTCAGCCACGTCTGCCCAACGACCTATAACGGTGTGGGCGTACTTCTCCGGGTTGTCCTCTTTCATTTGTCGTACCTCCTTCAGGAACTCGTCTGAAAGATGGTCGAGGTTGTCGAAGTAAGTGGTATGGATGTGCAGCACGTTGGGATGCGTGGAAATCTGAACGGGAACACCGTCAATCTCCACCAGCTTGTGCGTGTTCTCAATGTACTTCTTGTAGATGAAGTGGTTGCTGTCCGTGGGATTCATAATGATGATAATGCGGTTCTGAATACCCTTTTGGCGGATGGAGAGCATGATTTTGTCAAAGTCCTGCTCGTTAGTCCACTCCTCCGCTTCATCGCAGACAAATGTCGTAATCCCGTGGATGGATTTCAGGCGAGCTGTCTGATTCCCTGAAGAAGTTTTAATTCCCCGGAACATGATGCGCCCACCGCTTCGGCGGTTGATAATGTCCGTCTTGGTGGAACGGAAGTATTTGCCCGTGCCGTCCATCTCTATCTTCTCCATCATTTCGGGGATGATACTCATGTGGGCAGAAACCATCGTATAGCGGGAGTAAAGGATTGTATGCGCAAATGCCCTGTCTTTCGACCGTTCAAATGTCAACCGCTCAATGAAAGCGGAAGCATTGAACGACTTGCCCGAATTATGCGTAACCGTTCCATCAGAATGCAAATACCGTTGGTTTCCGTCAAGACAGATACCACACCAATCTCCAATTCCTACAGACTCTATTGAAAGTTGCGACAAATGCCAATCTTTATTTTTATGAACATCAGCTTTGTTTACAATTTTTCTTTCTACCTTACAAGGTATTTTCCATGTATCACCATTGATATGAACGCGAAAAACTTTGCCGCAATCTTTTCCGCTACAACGTGCGTTCTTCTCGTTAATACTTGTTCTAAAGCCAAGAGTATCTGCAATATATTTTATTTGTCTTGCAAGTATTTCACTCTTTTGCGTGATTTCATATCCATTGCGACACATCGTTCCATCGGTGTCAAGTAGTCCTGCAAGTAATTCTAGACGTACTTTTTCACTATTTGATATGTATTCTTGTGGAACATGTTTATTTCCGATCAAATCGTAATGGCGTAAAATATCCATTATGGGATTCGTCAGTCCACAGTTCTTGGCAAGTCGGAATGTCTTAGCTTTACCTCTTACTCCATTGATTGAAAGATGCAAATTGTGATTTTCTGCATACTCATTAAGGTACTGTTCAATTTCTATATCAGGAGTTGTTATTTGCGGATATATGCTTGTTCCGTCACCCAACCATAAGCCAAGCAAATAAGGTTCTAATTTAACGGGACTCTCTTTATAGGGTATTGAATTTGTCTTATACCCTCTAAAATGTTCCTTAAAACGATTGCTGCGATTCAAATAATCAGTAATACGCATATCCGTGTATTCTTCAAAGTCATTGTATCTTCCCTCATTTATAGAAACTTGACTTTTCTTTAAGCTGAGGATATGTGCATCATTTACAAAGTAATCTTCTGCACTTGTTTGTCTGACACGGAACATTGCGCTCCTGCCTTTCATCGTAGCAAGGACATTGCGGGGCGTGCCATCGTCACCCATTACACAGTCTCCAACTTTAATATCTTTAATTTGCTTTATTGTCAAATCAGACATTATAATTCCTTGCGTAGGTGTCTCACACCCACGACCTCCCGTGATAAGGATGATGAATTTATCCTTGTCGGTATAAAGTGGGTTGTATATAGCCTGGGGTTTAATCATTGGTGTTGTCGTTTATCCATTTCTCGATGTCAATACTACCATTGGAGGACACATCTTCATCGCCCTCTTGCTTCTTCTCAACCTTGCGCCATTCCTCATCATGGTGGTACAGCCAAGTGGAGAGAGCCTGCATATTGGGAGGCAGTTCGGTTTCTCCCTCGGTGGTCTGAATCTCTTCATCTTCGGTATAAACTCCGTCTATTTTCAGCTTCCGGGTGGTTACGGTCTTGTTCTTGATTTTCTTGCCACCCAAAGCCGCTTTGAGATATGCACCACGCACGATGGAGTTGATTTTTCGGCGACCGCGCGCTAAGACTTTAGCTAATCTGGCAGACCTGCGTTCGTTTTCCTCATCCGACCACTTATCATAGTTGCCGTTCTTCATGCAATTAAACACTTCGGGAGACAGCGAAGCGCCGAACTTATCATCCAGCGCATCCGCTATCTCCGCATCGGTCAATCCCTGCATGGAGAGTGCAAGGATTTCGTCGTAGAAATCATCACTATCGTAGTCGAATTTCTTGGGTCTTGCCATAATTACTCATCATATATTCTCTCACAAATCGAATCGAACTGCTCTCCTTTGATAAATTTCATATTCGGGTCATACCCGAACCGCTCACAGAAAGCCGCCTTAGCCTCCCATGTATCAAAGGATAGCATCAGGTAAGCATCCATGTTTGCGGCTGTTTCCTGCGCCTGTTCCTTGACCTGCTGCTTAACGTCCTTCATGTGCGCGACCTTTTCGGCACGCTCCAACTGACGGGCTGCTTTCTCGGCTTCTTTCTGCTCTGTGACTGGCTGCATCATTTCCTCCAATGCCCCGGCCAAAGAGTTTTCTTCTTCGGTCTGCAAAAGGAAGTCACAGCCTATCATGTTCAAGTCAGCATCTGTAAGACCTGCGTCCTTGTAGTCAATATCGGGAACGAGGCGAGCCAAAGCATCGTAATCCCAAGAGCCTTGCGCATTAGGATTGTTTAGAAGTATGTTCAACTCCTTTTCCTGCTTCTCGTCCACATCAATCACATCGACACGGAGTCTGTAGTCGTTCTCAGGATACTTCTGAAGCTCGTCCATCACGCTCAGACGCTGGTGGCCGGACACGACAGTAAGTCCGGTCCGCTTGTTGACTACAATCCCACCGACAAGTCCGAACTTCTTGATACCCCGCTTCAACGTCTTTCTGGATTCCTCAGAAAGTTTCCTGGGGTTATAATCTGCAAAGTGAATGGCGGAACGGTTAAGTTCTACTGATTCACTCTTTATGTATTTGCTCAGTCCCATATTATCCGTTGTTTAATCCCATGTATTTAGAGCGGGAAAATCTTATATTTGCGCTATTCTTTAAAAGAGTTTCCATCTCTTGTGTTCTCCCTTGTGCCCTTAAAGAAAGAGCCTGGCTTCTCGCGTCTCTTATTGTTCTGCTCGTCCTTATATTTTGAGCATATCTATTAAATGTATCATTAGCTCTATTCAAACGACTATAGGTGCCCTGCAATGTTGAAGCCTGAGCATTAATTCGATTGATTTGATTTACTAAATCATTATAAGATTTACTTCTTCTGACTCTGCGTTCCTCCTATTAATTTTGTTAGACATCCTTGAAACAATACCCTCTTACAACGTTGTTAACGGTATGAAGACTTGTTCCAATACTTTTTGCAATTTCTTTTTGTTTAATGCCATCTTTAGCCATTTGCTTAATTTTAACGACATCATCATAACTTAGTTTAGACCTAAACTTGCGAAATAATGGAATACTCATATCTTTGTTGTCACTTTCGAGTTTCCATCTGAAACCACCACTGCTTTGGAGTTTTCCACGACAGCAATCTCTTATACATACCCTACATATCCCTGTCTTTTTTTCTGCTTCTACTGCTCCGTAATACCTTGCTACAAATTTACCATTCATCGTATATTGTAAAACAGGTTTTGATAAAGACTTTGATGATAGTTCGTTATGGTCTGCATACGTATTGTTATATTGATAATCACACCACTCCAAATTGCTTACATTGTTGTTTGAAGTGTTTTTGTCCTTGTGGTTTATCAAGTCAAAGTTTTTAGGATTCGGAATAAAAGCCTTTGCTACCAATCTGTGCACACGCATGGTTTTCCTTTTTCCACCTTTTGAAAGACCTACGACCATATACCCAAGTCCCTTATCTGCTGCACTCAATATTCTTTCCTGAACAGTAGTAGTTCCAAGTCTTTTATGCTCAATTATACGATTAATTGATTTTACTCTACCAAGATTTGAAACCTTGTAAAGTCCCTCATACCCTTCAATATCTTTCCAAATTTCTTCCATTATCCATTGTTTTTATAACGAAATTCTTCAAGCACACGTATTGCCATCGGGAACACCTTATAAATTCTCTGTAAATCCTGCGGGTAGTTCTTCTTCAGCCATAACATGCAATCCAGATTGAACCCTACACCTGAACTGGCCTTCAGCGAATACCTGACAGGCTCTGGAAGCCTGTTCTGCTTCATATAGGACAGGATGTCTTTCTGGGTCCAGTCTGCCAAGGGGTAGCACATACCATTATTCTCGTATCCATTGGCTTCATATCCCTTCAGCATCAACCTCCGGTTCATGCCGTCAGCCTTTTTCATACCCAAGAACACATAATAAATCCCGTACCTGAGTTGCATGGCCTTTACAACATCGGCCAACTTCAAGAGTTTCACTTTCGGATTCGGCACACAATATAAGCCCCCACGAAGAATGTAGGTAAGATTCCAGTGCGGCACCTGTACGAACTCTATCTTCGGATATTTGGCTTTCACCCAGCCGATCCATCGTTCTATGTGCTCTAACCCTTGGACAAAATACATGAAGACACAGATAATCCGGTCAAATTTAGGGTAGATCATATCAAGTAAGACCAAAGAGTCCTTACCCAATGACAAAAAGAGTATTGCACTATCTGATTTTGCTCTGATAGCGTCAATACTCTCTTTCGTTCTCTCTTGCAGTATCATTATCCGCCACTCATACCAAGTCCTACACGGACGTTATAATACTGCTGTCTTCGGTTGATAAATCTTCCACCCTGAGAAGTCCTACCGGTATTTGGGTCTGTCAATCCTCTACGACCACCACGATAATCACCGGTTGAGAATGTAGTTCTGTTTGCTCTGACTCAGCGTAAATTTTAATTGTTAAACATGTTTTTCTAACACCTTGCCAAGATCATAAACGACCTGTGCGGCCAGGTAGGTTTCACCTTGATAGGTGTATTCTATAAGATTGTGATTCTCGTCCTCAAACAGTTCGATCTTTGCGTCTTTGACTTCTACCAGTGCACTGGCCCTGTCTTTATTGTAGCCTACGAAGAACCGGATTGCATCGTAATGTCGGGGCTGTAAAATGCCGTCTTTCTCGACACAATACCCATCAGCGTCAAGCTGGCAGTATTTCTTCTGAGTTGTAGGCCTGATCTCTCTGAATTCTTGTGTTTTCTTGCCCGACAAGATTTCGTCAAAGAACTTCTGCTTGATGATAAGCGTAAGTATTTCCATAATCGTGTAATTTGTAAAAATTTTGTTGCGGATGCCGGATTCGAACCGGCGACCTCTACCAAGTCAAAGTAGCGAGCTGGCCACTGCTCTAATCCGCGATGGTACCTTTTCACAAAGATACCTAATTATGAAGACATTAACAAATAAAAATTCAGCACATACGAAACAACTCGCTAATTGTTTGCTATTAGATTAGGGTCATGCTCTTTGATGATGCTTTCAACAATTTCTTTTGCACATTCTATACCGGATTTATACCCTCTGGCATAGTCTGTTCTTGTAGACAAGTAGCTGGTATCATTACCCAGCCACTCGATTATTTCTTGTAGGATTTCTTGCTCTTTCATAACTCAAGTAATTTTCTTGTTGATTCAATATCAATATAGTTGGTCCACCCTGCATTGTATAGCTTGACGGCAGCCTCTCTAAGGGGCATCTTGCCTGATCTGACCTTGTCACTCAGACTCTCTGTGATTATCTTTATTCTCATAGTCATCATTCTGTTAGTCGTAATAACCGCAAGCATAGCTGCAGCCTTCTTCGTATGCTTGTGACTCCATCTCGCCCTGAACATACTCGTCAAGTTCCCTGTATGCGTCCTCGATGCTGTCGTACACACACTGCCGATATACTGTCTTGCCGTCGACGAGGCATCTGTACCGGACCTCATGCCCCTCTTTGTGTTCACTCACTACCGTGCACTCTCGCACGGTAGTGGTGTCGTAGTCTATGATATATCTCATAACCATCTTAAATTAGAATAATACACACCATCGACTATCTTGTAGTCACCATATAACCTCACCTCGCCCTGATACATCATGGCGAACCTTGAAGAATTACCGCATATCTGCCTTATAGCCCAATCGGCCTGCTTAGTCCCATACCCATACCGCTGTATCACATCAGGATAAATCTGGTATCTGAAGACTATCTCGCTGTCTGTCATGTCATTTACAGGTAATGTTCGCAAAACGCCGTTATGGGCAAAATAGACTCCATCCTTCTCAAACGGGTGGCAGTTAGACCTACATATCGAACCTTGTGTGGCCAGTCTAAAGTGAATAATACAATCTTCATCATCTCCAACCTCCGAGAGGTGGCGCAAGAATGTACGATAGTCCAACCCCTTGTGAAAATGACCGGTTGAAACAAAACCATAACCGTTATGGTTGAGCTTTTTGATTTTTGCAAGAGTGTCCAAGCTCGGCATCCGGACACCTTTTGGCTTATAGATAATGCAACACATAATTAATTGATTTTTAATCGTGCGAGGTTCATGCAAGAACCTCGGCACGTGATTTGAAGAATGATTTTTCTTTGGCTGTCAAGAAAGGTATCTCATCGATTGAAGTTACCTCTGAACTTAGTACGTTCTTCTTTGACCATGCCACCAGCTTAGCACAGAAGTTTACCCAATTTGAGATTTTCTCGAAGTCTGTAGAACCTTGATGCTGTCTGAACTCTATTGTCTTGTGGCGTGAATAAGAACAAGCGTTAACTTTAAAATACCTGCAACCGTTCATGACACCTAGTATGTCTGATTTTGTAGTACACCACGTAAAGTCTTTGCCCTGCAATGTTCTGCACCATCTGCTATTGTTCGCTCGTCTTGATCGTGCCATGAAAGTATCAATTACTCTCTCTAACTTCTGATAGTTTTTGAATACGTTGATATAGGCTTCGTCAGACAGATTTGCAGCACCTATATGAACATGTAAGCCAGTAGATATATTCACTTGTGCACCTGCCTCATTTAAAGCCTTACAGCAGTTCTCGAGACTTTTCATACCTGCCTTACCAGTAAGAACCGGTGAAACACATTCTATAGGATTTTCACCTCTAATAGAAGAATCAGATACAAACTTGTAGTAGTGGTTGTTGTCTGTGTGGTTGTAGCCCTCATAGCGAAAAGGCATTTCATTTCTTGTAGCACATTCACGCATAAGGTTTGCAGCTACCAGGCATTCAATCTCAACGCCAAAAGTAAACTTGTGCGTTTCTCTGATAGTCTTAGGCAGTTCAGACATAAGAAGTTCAACTTCGTACTTTCTCAAACCCAACTTGACGAAAGCTGCTTTCTTTGCTGACTTAGAACCTTTCATGTTCTTGATTTCTTCTACTTGTTCTTTTAATGTCTTCATAATCGTGTGTATTAAAAATTATACTACTTCGTTTTATTTGATAACACAAAGTAATACTATATAGTTTAATTGCGCAATATTTGCATACTTAATTTATGTTAATAATAAAACTACTTGGATTTATTTTTCACTCTTTATTGTATTGTATAGTATAAACACCTATATTTGTGCAATAAAACTATGTAGTATTATGGATTTTAGAACAAGGATAAAAGAACTTTGCCAGTCTAAGGGTCTTACTCAAAAAGATTTGGCTGATAAGATGGGTATATCTGATATTAGTCTTAATAAGACATTAAGAGGTGATTATCCGCAATTACAATCTTTAGAACGTATTGCAAATGCTTTAGAGGTGGATATTTCGGAGCTATTTGTAAGAAATACACCTGATTCCGAAGTGAACGGCTTTGTAAAAGTAAAAGGAACTATTTATGAAGTTCACTCGTTTGAGGATTTAAGAAAGTTATTGGAAATGGATGTTTAATCAATAAAACCAAAGTAAAATGAAGAAAATGTTATTTATTTTGCCTATACTGGTGGCTTTGTGTTTTGTGGGGTGCAGTAGCGATGGTGATGGAGAACCCGGAGGAAATAATGGAAATAAAGTTCTGTCTGAAATTGTAATAAACGAACATGAAAAGAAATTTGGAGAGATAAATGAATATGGAGAACTTTACGAACAGTATATCTATAATCCAGACGGAACATTGCAAGAAAAAACCACCAACTACTATAACGCTTTATTGGATGGTAGGATCGATTGCAATTACAAATATGAATACGACGACAAAAAGCGTGTAGTGGAAATGAACGAATATACGTTTACTTTGTTTGAAAAAAAACGTAAATATGAATATAACAACATTGACTCCGTGTCACGCATGCTGGTATATGATGACGATGGAAACCTGAATGAAGAATGGACATACGAATATGATAGTCAAAAAAGATTGATAAAAACAGTAGAAAAAGACATTTGGGTTAGCAACAATTTTGGCTATATAAGCGAATATAGGTATGAAGGGAAAAATATCTATATAGAAAAAACAAATATTGATGATGGCTCTCTGTTTGGTAGCTTCATTTTTGAATATGATTCACATGATAATTTACTTCAGGAAACTTATATAAATGGGGATACTGGAAAAGAATCAATAGAGCAAAAATATGAATACCAGTATGACTCTTCAGGTCGTATTCAAAGAAAATCGAAAAAGGAATCATATTCAGATTCTTGGACATATTATGACTATTTTTATAATGAAGATGGCACTATAAATAAAATATGTGTTTCATATAGTTACAAGGATAACGAATCCGAGCTAAGATATAATTACATCTATAAATAATTATTTCAGCCCCGTTCTTCGTAGTTCGGGGTTTATTGTATAAAATAAAAATAGAAAAAGGAAAATAATTATGGAACTTAAAGAATTTATTACTGAAACTATTAGCCAAATTATAGATGGAGTGTTAGAAGTGCAAAAGAAATACAAAGACCAGAATGTCTTAATTAATCCTGATTGCTATAGAGGCTCTGATAATGAATATGCATTACCTCCTAAATCAGGTTATTATATTCCAGCTCCACGAGTTCAGCATATAGATATGGATATAGCTCTATCTGTTACTGAAAATTCAGGTGAAAAGTCAGGAATTGGAATTGCTAAAATTATAAATGCAGGAGTTTCATCAGAATCTACTGCACAGAATTCCACCATATCTAAAGTTCGTTTTAACATTCCGATCTGTTTACCCACAGAATCTTCAGATACATACCTTGAAAGAATTGGACGCGGTAAAAATTTTAGAATGTAAACAAAAAGCCGGAAGCATAAAGCTCCGGCTTTTTTACTCGATTAGTTCTTTTACTAATTACCCATCATTAAGTCCCATGTAAGTACGTTTTGAAACTTGTGTATTCCAGCTGGTTCCATTTCTATTGAAGTTTCCAAGATACCTGCCTGCAATCCTATTTACAAGATTATTAGGATTGTCAAAGTTACTTCCATAACGCTGTTGAGCTAATCTGTCGGCTTGTCGAGCTATTTCCCAACCTGATTTTGTTCTTCTTCTGACTCGGCCTTTAAAATTTAAATTTGTTAGACATAAAAATTCAAACAAAGGGACTTTATCCCCATTAAAAACATTCTGTTACTTGATCAGTTCTTTGACTTTCAACCTTTCTAAAATCTGATTGTAAAGATACTCTATATCCTGCCTGAAGTCTTTATACTGTTGGTAGATAAAGGAAACATCGGCGATATTGTTCGATATTACACATGGGGAGACATCCGGGAATACGCCGGAAATTTCTGCCCGGATTCCGTTCGGCAGTCTACCTCCGGCAAGTACGCTGGGTGCAAATAGAAACAGTACGATAAAAAGGAACTTCTTCCGCTGGGTAACACTCTCAGGATTGGGCGGGCAGTCCATTCCAGAAAGGATCTCCTTGAACCAGCCGTAAATCTCCGGAATAAGCGACAGATCAGTCAGCACTGGCAATGAAAGCTCCTGCTCTCTTTCCGATAATCTTGATTTCTGTTCACGTATAGATTTCAACTCCACGATTGATGAAAATTCTTTTGTCATAGCATGATAATTTTAGAATGAATTAGTATATTTGCATCATAATCGTGTGTGGGAGTTGGCTTCTAATCGTGTGGGCTGGCTCCCTTTTTTCATTATATCAAGTGATATGTGTTCAGGATAGCGAAAGTGTAGATGATGACCGTGATCACGCTGTCCAGAAATACCGCCCATGCTCCCAGCTTTTGGATCTGACTAAAACTCATGGCCAGGACAACGAGGAAACATATCCATTGACTTGAAAACAATCCTATCCCCAAAAGCAAAAGCCCGACGGTATCCATGAATAATGCAACATGAAGCCACGGATGCGCCATCAAATACCATCTTTTTGATGTATTGTCCAGCTTCCGAAAGACTTTTACATGCTGATACAAGGATTTACATCTAAATAGCTTCACAAGCTCATACAGGGCTTGCAGAATGATTAAGGCGTAGAATATGTGTTTCATGGTCAGTAGCTTTTATCCCCATGCTTATATGGGCGTAGTTCATTGTATTTCATCTTCTGTTCGATATGCCAGAAAATGTCGATATCTTTTTGTACGCAGAAAACCAATATTTCAATTAAAGACACTCGAAGAAAACTGCCGAATGAATGGGTATCAATGTAATCTGTATCTGTTATGTTACATACCATCGAGAAAACAGATTCTGTGAAAGTCCAATCGAAGAATCCTTCAGAACAATTCAATTCATCAGAATTGACCTCACCCAAATCCACATTCCTAAGTCCGGCCAAATCCAGCAGCCGGATGCATGCATCAGAAAGTTCGTCCTCCACACTATCTTTAAGATAATATTCAAACGTATCACGATAGGCTTTATCATAGTTTTCTCCATACAGCTTCATCTCGTGTATGTAGTAATCCATTTCCTGATTGAACTTTTTGGTATCTGCATGTCTTCCCTTTCGGTCAGCTTCCACCGCTTCCATCAGTTCGGATATGACCAGACAGAGGAAATGTTCATCACTCAGATTTTCTTCATGCCATCCGTGCGCTACTGCGCACTGGTAGGCCTTATCTCTCAATTTGTTTAAGTTCATAATTTGTTGATTTTAATTAATTGAAAATAAAATACCCGATAACCGCCACAAAGCTGCTACCGGGTATTCACAAAGCACTGACAAGGGCTGTCAGTAGGATGAATCTATTCTTTATCTTCTTTCCATTGCTCAAAAAATGGAATATTACTTCTACATCCTTCTTCTATCAGGTTATTTATAATATCCATATCTTCATCGCTCGTATATCCCTTTATATTATTTCCCTGATAAATCAACATCTCTGCTGCAAATTTACAAAAGAGACTAACATAATTAGAAAATGTTGTGATGGTATGTTTTGTAAACACAGGAAGCAAAGAATAAGAAACTGCGTCATCTGATACATATTCACCTAACAAAGACAAAGTTTCCTCTTTTGATGAATGTGAAATCTCACTAAGAACTCCATATAAAACACCACAATTCTCTATATGTTTTATATTTGGAGTTTTTCCATGAAGTGAAACAGAAGGTTGCTTTTCCAATTCTTTAAAGCGACATAATAATTCCAGTTGCTTACGCAACAAAACAACAGCTTCTATGTTTTCGCTATACTTTACTAAATCACTTATCACATAATGTGTACGGATAAAAGACACAATAAGTTTAAGCCTATATACTTCATTTTCCTCAAAAGCTCTAACATGATAAGTTAGTAATCTTTCAGAAACTAATGTCATAAAACAATCCATATAATGAATCATTTTATCAACGTTAGGACACGCTGACCGAAAATCACTAAGATTTTCATTCCTTTGCTCATTTAAAATATCACTAACCATATCTTTTATAGTTTATGGAATCAAATATAATAACTTAATTCAATACTCCCAAAAACTAAGTTTTCCTTTCACATTATCAATAGGCTTGTCAAACAGTACAGCATCCTTCAGCACCCAGTTCCAGCAGCCTTTCTCGGCCCAGACTGAAGGATGGTTCTGTACGCAGTCGGATATCACAACACTACCAATAATCGCTCCTTTAGGAAGATTCTCAAAAGAGAATCCTTCAGCCAAATCCCTCTGTCTAAAATTCAGCGGAAGTTCTCTCCATCCGGCAGGTTTATTTGAAGAATGTATCAGCACTCTTTGGCCGATATACTTCTGAGGGCACTTCCATGTCCTGTTCTCGATGTCTTTGATACCGTGAGCGATTAGGCTCGCCCACGGCTGTTTGATGGATATTGCTTTCATTACTTTTTTGTTTTCTTCAATTCAGCAATCAAACAATCAGCAAACTCAACGGCATTTACAGCCATAAGACCGTACTTTTGAGTTAACATTTTAGGGTCTATCATGTGAAGCATAGCTTCCTTTGCTATTTCGTATCTACGCTGCTCCCAATCCGTATTATCCCAATCAGTAATAGTAAGATACGTGGCAGGAACGTAAGACATAATACCGTCTAGTTCACAAAGATAACACATACCGTATGGTGCATTAAGAACGCCTTCAGCATCTGTCTCCATACCTTTGATGATGGTTACTTCTGTACCCTTTTCTATTTCAGTTTTATCAAAATCCCATGATACTTTTAGTTTTGCTTTCATGCTTTAGTCCTCCAACAATTCCGGATTGTCGTATATATTCCCAACGACTTCCCTGTTCAGTTTTCCGTTCACAACATGATTGAACAGAGAACTTACACATTTGTATTCAGGTACCCTCATACCGAATGTCCCATCAATAAACAATACCTTCCTGAAATACTTACGCCCTTTATTGTCTTCTCTTTGACCTATGCACATGAGTATATCACCTTCATAAATATCAGTTCCGTTCTTGTCTTTCAATCCAGTAAACTGACAGATGGTTTCTTCTTCTACAGACAAATCTTTGATTACATAGGCACTATTATCAGTATTAAATGACAGCACATTATCAAAAATAACTTTGTCTGTATAGACATAATCAAGAATTCTGAATTTAGATTCACCTAAATAACCATAAAGCCATTTTCTTGTCTTTTTTGATTTACCTCTGAATTTTATTTCTCTGATCATATTCAGTCCTCCATATTTCCAGTTATATCATCCAAATAAGCCCATTCCTCAACAGCTTCCCTGTCGCACTCATAATCGTCGCATTCTTCGTCGTCCCACACTTGGCATTTCACGTTCCAATACCGTACGCCATAACCATATCCGGTTGATAGATGTCCTTTAACTAAGCAAGGAATTTGCGGATAGGCCTCATTTGCATAATCACCGATTGGTTGCGGGACTTCATCTTTTGTCTTATGGAACAAAGACTTCATGAACCATACAACACCAGCGATAAATCCGATTTCACCACCAACAGACATACCACGTATTTTTGCATCATCACAGTATGGAAGTGTTTCTCTATATTCTTTAGCTGCTTTTATAATATCTTCTTTTTTCATAAATCTTTTCTCCTTTCCACCTATCCCAGCAGCCACCACATGGCTGCCAGGAACAGGTAATACAATTTCGTTTTACTCATTTCCATTCATTTTCTTATCCATCCATTCAACAGCATCCTGTATGGATGAAACTTTCTTAAACTCACGTGTAACACAGAATGTCATATATTCACAGATAATTTCTCCATCATCATTAAAGTAGATGTTGTATGCCCCAGTACTATTTGCTCCAGTACACGATATCTCAAGCTCCAAAGCCTTCAATGCTTTTTCAGCATCGCAAGTGAAGTAAGCATATATATCATGCGAAACCTCCTTGCATCCGGTCAATTTGACAATGTTAGCCATTTTCTTTCCTCCTTTTTTCTACAAGTTGTTCAAGTCTCTTTTCACACTCAGCACATTCCAGTTTCTTGCGCTCCAGCTTCTCCCGGAACTTAACCAGTTCCTCGTCAGTGTTCTCGTTAAAGAATATGTTGTTCTGACGGTTGTGCTCGATGTACTCATTCATCCTACGTTCTGCTTTTGTTATCTGGGCTTTGGCGGAAATTAACTTAGTAAGGCATGAATTTAATTCAAGACTTTCTTTAGAACGCTTATCATAGTGATACAGACTTATACCAATAATCTGTTTTGGATATTGGCACTGCAATTTCGCCATCCTCCATCTGATTACCCATTGGTAGCGGAAATACATTTCACGGGGAAGGTTGTAGTGATAAAGGCTAACTTGTTTATCTGCATATCCGTAATAAAGAGTGACTTCAACCCATCGCTCAACCTTCAGCTCCTTTTCAGCTTTGGCCAAATCCTTTGCGAACTGATAAAAATCGCTTGCGTTTTCCTGCTTTCCCATATCACGCAACCTTTCGTTTTCTGATTATCTCCTTACAGATAGCCTCACAAAGCACGCGAGCCATGTTCACCTCCACGGCATTACCGATAAACTTCTTCTGGTCTGACTGCGGCCCAATCAGTACATAGTTCTCCGGGAATCCCATTATCTTTTTGAGTTCTGATATCCGTAACATACGCATCTTGATGTCGATGATACCGTAAAGAGCCATAAACTCCTTAATTTTGACGGTCATCGGACTGTCATCAGGTGTGACCTGTATGCCGATACCTCCTTCAACCTCTACCAGATAAGGCGGCATTTTGTCCATCCGGGCTATAAGCGTGAAACAAGGATTGTTCACCGATCCGCCAGCACTGGCAAACTGAGGATTCATCAAGTAATGCCATTTGCGATTAGCCGTGATGGTCTGTGAAGGTTGCTCGATGCTACTTCCTACATTGGAGAAAGCTGTGTTCATTATCCATGGCTTCCGATAAGGAAACTGTTTCATAAGAACTGGAGTCACTAGATTTTGCTTGGGTACTGTCATTATGGCCGGGCATGGTGTTTCAACACTTCCCAATTGACCTCCACCGGAATAATAGTTCATAAAAAACGGAGTTACTAGCGACAACCTGTCTTTTGTCAACAATGTAGGACATGGAAGATTAATATCTTTCCCCTTATCCTTGAAATTGTATGAACACAAGAAACTGGGATTAACCAATGCCAGTCTGTCTTTAGTTGTAACCGTCGGTGCAGGCTGTTCTACAGAATGATTATGACCGTTTCCGTAATAGGCCGACACGAAAGCGTGGTGGTCTTTACAGGTGATTGTTCCGGCAGGGCCTTCCACAGATATGTTCTTACTATCCGGCTGTCCGCTGAATTGCTTGGAAAGAAAGTTTACCTTGGCCAATGCAAGCCGTCCCTGAGTCGCAACAACGGGGCATGGCTCGTCAACACTTGGTGCCTGGTATTTCCCCGTCCGACTCATGGAGTTGTACTTCACTAAGAAAGCCTCCTTACCTCCGGCCACGAACTTAATCAATCCGGCATAGATGCGTTCAAGAGTTTTCTCGGCCAGCGGCTTCTTCCGGCAGAAGATACTTTCTCCCTCATCGGAGAAGTCCAGCACATCCTTAACAGGCTTCCACTTCTCCAGCCGACCGAACATATCGTTTTTCCCATCCTTGCAGTGTGTGGGTTCTGGGAATACGATAGGCAGACCACGCTTGGCGAAGATACCGAAGAACCGCTTACGAGTAGTATAGGCACCATAATCAGCAGCGTTCAGAATACGCCAGTCAAAATCATAACCATATCGTTTCACGTTCCGTTTCCACTTCTCGTAACAACGGCCTTTGTCCTTACTGATAGGATGCCCATGTTCGTCCATATCTCCCCATGACATGAACTCCTCGACGTTCTCTATCTGAATGTAGTCCGGGTTTATTTCCTCAATGTATCTGAATAAATGTTCGGCAAGTGTCCGGCTGTCTGCATCACGTGGCTGGCCACCTTTTGCCTTGCTGAAATTGGTACATTCCAGCGAAGCCCATAGAACTACATACGCATCCGGATATTGCATTTTCATCTTCTCTACATGCGCGACCAGTCCTGAAAGCTCCAGCGTTCGGATGTCCTCTGTGAAATGAAGCGCGTCCGGATGATTTGCCGCATGACTGGCGATGGCATTAGCATCGTGGTTCACACAAGCGATAACTTTCGCGCATTGTTCATCTGCGTAGCGTGCGTTTTCTACTCCGGTACTGGTTCCCCCGGCACCGCAGAAAAGGTCTATATAGAGTAACTTTATCATATCAGTTCCATCTTTGAGGTCGATTGTTGATTCTCTCCAGGTATGCAGCTATCTTCTTCTCCGCATCCTCACCGTTGCGGACGAAAATTCGCGTCCGTGTCTTGTCGCCGGGGATAGCTACATATCTTCCATGTTTCTCCAGTTCCCGATGCTGGGCAATTTTCAATTCTGTTCCTTTTGGATTTTTCTCAAGGTCAACTTTACGTGGAACCATCGGATCATTTTCTGTTATCATTTTGCACCTCCTTATCTTTGTTCATTATTCTATCAATTCTTTTCTTTTCCAGCCATTTGGCCCCCTTCTGAAAGCCCTCCTTAAACGACTTGTCGCAAGCCTGACAAATAAGCGTTTCAGGATTATAGGTCAAAGCGCATTTTTGGCACATCTGGCTGAGTCCGTTCGCCTTGCCTGCCGCAGCCTTGCAACCTCCCATGAGGGATTTCGGTTTCGGCCTTTCCTTCAAATCAGCCCAAATACGTATCATATTGTCGAAATTTTCAAGGTCGCTAAACATATCATCACCAGTGTTGGTTTTCTTGATTATCCCTGAAAATTCCTTGAAGTAGACATTGGCTGCCTTATAATACTCCCTCTGCATATACACTATCTTGTCAGTCATCAGCCCGGCTTTCTTGAAACTGTCCTCTGCTTCAGATAATAGGTCGTTAGCCTCGCAGGAAAGAAGCTGAATCATGCTTATTATGCGTTCTAGCCTCGGAAGTATTCCTGCTTCTTTTGCCTTCTGTATGAGTTCCTCTGTTTCGGCTTCTTCTATATCCTTAACCAGTTGCTCAATCTCGACGTGGATAGCCTTCGCCTCCGGACTGTTGCCCTTCTTCCTCTCTTCCTTGTAGGAGTTCTTCAGTATATCCAGCTTTCTCAATAGCAGTTCTTTTTGCAT